CCCGAAATGAGGGTGCTTCCCGCGTTGTCGTTGTAATCACAACGAAGGACCCTGCGAATGCGCCTCCCGTATTGATGGGAAGCGGTCACGCGCAGGAGAGAGCCCGCATTCACGGACAACGGTCCGGCCTGGTACACGGAAATCGTTCCCTGCTGAGAAACGCGGGGAAGATTCACGGCACCAACGTCGAACGATGCACCGGGAGTGAGGGCAATAGGATCGCTGAACATCGTCGTGCTCCTTTTACGATGGTGGGCAGTGTACCTACCTCACGACTCTGGTAATTCCGAGAGCCGCGGTTATGGCCAGCTGGATTGGAGACAAACCATCCCAGCTTATGCCAAAACCGAAGGGGTTCGCCCGTATCCTCTTCTTTACAGTAGTCCGTATAACAAGAGGGTGTACGGCGGGATACGGAGGGTTAACATGATTCTCCGCAAGGGTCTTCGTAGGTGTGAAGACCTTGTTCCCGGCAGTATAGATATCAGTCACGGTGGTTTTCTCCATGATGTATCCATACTGCAGAACCGTGCCGTAGCTGATTAACGAACTCACGTTCTTAACGAACGATGAGGCGTTGGTAAACCAGTCTACGGCCCAGCTCCACGGCGTGAGTTGCCATAACGTGTCAAGATCAGGCTTAGCTCCGAAAAGCTGAGCCATGAGCCTCTTTCTATCACGTTCTGAACTGGAGTCAAACCAGTCAGGAAGGTGATATAGAAAGGCACCGCTGAACCAAGTCTCGCGTTCAACGGTTCTCTGACGCACGGTCTCATACTGTGGATAACAACCGCTAAAGGAACCCAAGAAGACATTTCCTCCACCTCCATTACTACCAAGAGGGGAGTAGATGCCGGCAAGGGTTTCAGTAGTGGTTGTTACTTCCTTGGGAAAACGAAAGCGTCTTCGGACGGGTCGACCAGCATTTTTTACATACTGGTCAATCGCCTTATCAACTTTATGCGCAGCCTTAAGAAAGCTTTGCATATCGCTGATAGTTGGAAGAACACCAAAGACAACGTTGAGAAACTCACCGCTGGCTTTGGCTGCCACCTCAAGAGCTTTGAGGCGGCTGCTCCAGAGATGTAACCCGGGGACTTGGGGCACATCCTGAAGCAATTCTCCCACGAAAGACGCTGCGTCAGCAAGCTGATTCTGAGGTGCACAAGCGGCGACAGCAATCGTGCCCTTAGTCACAAGCGCTGCCCTACTAGAGGACAGATCCTGTGGCATAGGCACAATGCGGTCGTTGACGCTTGTGAAACCAGAATTAGCGGACACACCGTTTCCGAAACCGCTCGCGATAAACATATTACCTCGCGAGCGGACCCGTGCCGGAAAAGCTCCGAACGGGTCAGAACCGGGTTGGATATAGGTCTCGGTAAAAGGAAGTTTACCTCCCAGAACCTCGACCTTCTGAGTGAAGAACTCAGATCCATAGTCCTCGAGGGTTCCCTTAACAGGGGGCCAACGATTGCGATCCGATTCAGTAATCTGAATCCCATCGATCGATCGGGTTACCTTTGTCAGGTCTGTGTACACCTTACCGAACTGGTAAGGTGTGGCATAACCGGGCAAAGTGTAATCGACCTTGTTGAAAAAGGCCGGACGCGTAAGCTGACGCTTACGCGTCGACCCGTGATCGATGAACAAGGAGGCTACCTCCGATCTGGTAAATGGATTTTCTCTCCTTTTACAGAGAGAAAGTCCATGGTGGTGCACTGCGCTGCGGCCCCTCCTCAGG